GCATATACACCATGGTCAACAGAGTTGCCTGCATTGTTAGCAGACAGTTTGATCATGGTATCATCAACATTTACAGTCGATGAAGAAATATAAGTTACGCCACCTTCAACAGTCAGATTACCGTCGATGGTAACATTACCCTGCACACCCAAATCATTGGTAACAGTCAGATCATTTCCGATGGTTACATCGTTAGGCAGACCAATCTGGAAGGTTGTACCTTCACCAGCAGAACCAGAAACTTCGATCTCGTTTGTAGTACCAGTTACAGCAGCAGCATAGTTGCCAGAAGTGTCAGTACCAAGTACAACATCATTGTTATAGGTAGTGCTGATTGAGACAGTGTTACCAGAGAAAGAAGCAGTACCAGTAACATCACCAGTCAGAGTTACAGTAGCAGTGCCACCGAGTTTGCTGCTTGCATAGGTATAAGTGTCAGCAATGTAGGCATTGGTGTTTGCGAGGTTAGAAGCAACAGTTGCGCTAGTGGCAAATACTGTACTGTTAGCAACCTGCAAATAGTTAGCAAGAGTGCTACCTGCTGAAGTTGCAAGAGTAGCAGCACCAGTTACATTACCTGTACCATTGAAAGAACCAGAGGTATAAGTAACATCACCAGTCAGAGAAATCGTTCTACCAGTTGCCAGAGCAGTAGCAGTAGCAGCATTACCAGTAGTGTCAGAACCAATCGTGCCTTCAAGAGAGATACCGATCGCACCGTTAGCGTTGCGATTAACATCAATGTCAGTGCCAGGAACAATCGTAACAGTTTGACTTGTTCCCTGATCACCACTCAGCGTGATATATGCGCCTTCACCAGCAGTAGCAGCAGAAGTGGCAAGAGTGTAATTCTCACCAGAAACAGCAGTTACACCAGCAGAGTTACCTACATAAAGTTTTCTGTCAAAGAGGTTGACCGCCAGTTCGCCTTCGGCCAAACTATTTGGTACGGAACTCGCAGTGGTACTGCGCTTGATCTTGATAATTGATGCCATGATTAGGACACTCCTTGATTATTATTATCGCAACCCACCACGGCGAGTTGGCTTTTCTTTGTTTTCTTTATTTATAATAATTTGAGGGTTAACATATTTCTTATAGTAGTCTAAGTCTGCCTGTTGCTTGCGAATAATCGCTTCCATCTCAACGATCTGTTGTACAATCGTTTTAGGAACAGGCAACTTGTCCCTTGCTTCTAATTCTCTTCGTAGATCTTTGTTTTCTTGCTTTAATTCAGCAACTGCTCTACTCAACTCAAGAACTAGATTATCACTGTTATCATCATAATAATCGCTCATCTCTAAAATGTTCCGCCATTCAAACTATCAAAATAAGGTGTTCCGTTTGCTGCTACTTGAAAGACTTGACCACTTGTGCCTTTCACACCATCAACTCTACCATTTGCTTTTGTAATCAATGTAGAATCACTAGCAATAGAGGACAGAGTAAGATTACCAGATACAGTGAAATTGGTATATGTTCTGTTGTCACTAATAACAATGCTTTCTAGATTCGCAACTTTATCGACAAGCAATTTGCCGCCGATGTATTCAACAGACACTGCTGATGTGGCAGTATCCGTTTGGCCAATAAACAATTTATTGGCCGAGTAGGAGTAAGCAAGTTCGCCATTCGCAAGTGCTGTTGGAGCATTATTGCTCTGCGAGGTCTTGATCGAAATAATTGCCATTAGAACGATCCGCCCTCAAGTTTGAAAGCACCAGTGCCTGTATCATAGGTAAGAATGTCACGCTGAACATAAGTATCAGTCGCAGCATTATATACAAGAATAGAACCATTTGCTTGCGACACAGATGTGTCTACATCAGCAAGCGAATCAATACGACCGCCAGACAATGCTTGGTTCTTAAGTGTTACATCGTTTGTCGGTGGATCAAAATTAACACTGAAATCCCCAGTAGATGAGTTTCCGAGTTTGACAGTGAATGCCATTTTTATGCCCTCGTGACTTCAGGTGTAATCGTAACGATTCCTTCCACTAATCTTGATCTTGTGTTTGCGGAACTCGTAATTTCCACATCATATACATAGCGACCTGCTTCCATATCAGAAGTCGTTGCTCTTGAGAGAGAAAGTGTAATCTTACCTTCTGATCTTGGAGTACCAAACGAACAAGTAATTGGAACTGCAGTTGTTGATGAGTAGTGCTTACGAATATGTCCGTTCGCAGTATAACCTGTCAAATCAACAGCAGCACCAGCATCCTCTACGGTGATTGTGGTAGAGAAGTCAGCACCTTGATCAACAACTAAATTTGCCTTCGCTGCCATGTCTTACCCCAACGCAATTGCCAGTGCCAGTGCATCTCCACTGGTTGCCATTGTATCACCAGCATTGTTGTAGTAGGTGTTGGCAGTCAATCTTCCTGTACTGGTAACAGATGCCATGGTAGTGTTTGCATTATTTGTGAAAACAACCGCAGAACCACCACCATTGTCTGCCAACTTAACAAACAGATCAGATTCACCAGTCATGCCTGCGCCATTCGCCATATAAATTGCGATGGCGTCATTAGCGTTAGCAAATCTCAGTGCTGGTGTTTCGCTTGCTGACTTAGCAAAAGCAGTGTTTGCACCAGACAGTGTAATGTTTGAAGAGTTGGATGAGAGATTCGTAATGTCACGGAGAGTCAGTGATTTAAGATCCGCAACACCACCAGTTGTAATTCTTAGAACCTGACCAGCAGTACCACCTGTCAATCTCCAGTAGGCAACATCGCCAAGATCTACAACTTCTTGACCAGTCTGATTGAAGATTACATTGCCATTGAATGTGGCATGACTAGAAACAGAGAGCGTACCAGTGATGGCAGTGTTAGAAGCAATTGAAAGAGATGCTTCGTTAGTGGTGTTACCACCTTTGATTGTCGTTGCTCGTAACTGAGTTGCAGAGAATGTCCCGATAATATGACCATTACCAGTTGCCAGTCCACCACGTGATGAATCGCCACCTGGATTTACACTGACGACGTTGTTGGACATCGCAGTTGCAATCAAATTGGTGTTTAATCGCCACGTGTTAAAACTGTCGACAAGTTCAGTATTTGCTATTGTTACTGACATCTTTAATCTCTATTTACAAGTTGCTGGAGCAATTGCTTGATTTCAGACATATCTGTTTTCAGATTATCGATATCTTCTCGCATTTGCCTTTCTTTATCCCTTACCACTTTATATTTTTGCAAAGCAGTCATATCGGTGTTGAGCACCGCATTGGTCTTGGAATCTCGAACCAATGTATCATCAGTGTCAATTTGCAAAAATCTGTGCTTCATTATTTCTGCAACGCAATTACTCTCAAATCATCTACCAGAGGAACAAGGTTTGTTCCAGTGGAAGTCATAACAATCTTAATAGCGAAGGTCTTATAACTATGATAGATTGCACCATCAGTACCACGATATGCCACAATTTCGCTGTTAGAACTATTTAGTCGTGCGAAATTATTTGCTGTGGTTAAGAATCCTTGACCATCAGTGTTTGCGCTGAATCCAAACTCAAACTCTTTAATATCTCTGCCGTCGAAACCAGAAGAATAGGTATTCGAAGCAGTAATCTGAGTCAACGGAGTGTAATCCTTATCCGTGAATGCTTCACCGTCTTCACCGTTGATGATACGAGCATAAACCTGAATGTCTGTTCCCACAGGTTTAAATGCATTCATATACACAACCATATCTTCAGCATCCTGACCATCGGCAAGAGTAATCTTCTTGCTGATATAACGAACAGATGCATTACCAACTTCCTTGTGTTCATCAGTGTTATCATTATTGATGTTGTTACCAAGGATAATTGCATTTGCTCTGGTCGTATCAATTACTGGAGATACATGAGAATCAGTAGTGCTCATTGTTCCTCTGAGAACAAAGGACTTGGTAGAACCGCCAACTGGAGTCAAACTGCTTTCGTTAGAAACAGAGTACACTTTCTTCTCATTATCGTAGAAGTTGTTTTCTTCACCAAGAGTAACATTGACCCAGTCGCTGCTGATTGTGCCAGCAGAGGAAGTTGAACGAACTGCCCAACCAGCAGAGGTCTTGTTGTACTTAATCTCTGGAAGTTTTGGTACAACAGAGTTCATCTGCAAATCATCAACCGTTACAACTCTACACTGAGCACCAGACTTCTGACCACGAACATAACCATTTGCGAAGTAACCAGTGCTAGAAGAAACATAAAGTTTATTCTTTGGTCCATAGAAGAACGATACAGTACCAGAAGCAGCATTTGCTTGGTGTGCAGTAGTTGTACCAACCAGCGTACCTGCTCCATCATAGATGTTGTAGGCACTGGCAGTAGAAGTATTCGGGAATGTACCGATTGCTGCCAATTTAACAACAGTCGCACCAGCAGTGTTATCTACAATCTGCAGAATTGCACCGTTAGCGAAGTTGGTATTGGTAATTGCTGCACCATCATATGCTGCCTTAGACTTCAGAACCTGACCAACAGTCAGCGTTGAAGTATTTGCAACAGTCAGTACTGATTCAGAAGTAATTGATTCACCAACACGGAATGTTCCATCGATGTTATCAATCGTGAAGTAATCCTGATCAGAGTTCTCCATGTAAACTGTACCAGTAGAGGTAGAGAACTCAGCACGATACATAGTGAACTTAATGTCTTCATCCTGAATAGGATTCCAAGTCTTGTCATTAGACGAGGAGAACAGAACACCAGAATAAGTCTGCTTGTTGATAATCGTGTTAGGGCGGAAAACATCAGAACCACCCAACTGCGCAGTCCATACTGCATACTGATCTGAGTTACCACCTGGAATTACAATGAACGCATAGTCTGTTTGATTCTTCAAGAATACTGGCGTGTCAAAGGTAAAGGTGGTTGCAGTCGATGCATCAGCAGAAGTGTTTACACTTGATGCTGGCAGAGTCTTAATTGCATATGGTACGATCGTTTCAGTTGGGAAACCATTAACAACTTCACGAATCTGCAGAGTGATCGGCAGAGTGCTATCTTTCTTACCAAAGTACAGATCCATCTTAGTGATGAATACTCCATCATTGGTGCCAGAAATATTAACAGTAAAGGTTTGCGCAATTGGATCCCACCAAGAGCGGTCGCCATCCGCAACAGTATGCAGTACTTGCTTCTCAACAACAGTCTGCTGAGAGAACTGAGGAATCTGCATATTCACATCAGTACCACGCATCGTAATTTCGAGCGGATTGCTGGTGAAGTCGCCATGACCAGTTGTAGTAACCAAGTCTGCCTGAGTGATTGGATCAGAAATATCCTTCAACACAAACCGCTTCGTGCCAACACGGAACTTCAGATTGGTGTCATTTGGCAGACGGAACTTACCATACAGATTACCAGAAGAATCTGTTACAAGAGCAGCACCTTCAACGCCAGTATCTACGAAACTGGAATTGGTTGGTGTACAATAATCAGATACCTTCTCATCATCGAAGTAAGCATATACACGAGTGTTTGGTTTCATGCGTGTAGCAGTGAAACGAATTTCACGAGAACGCATATACTCACGAACAGAGATATTCTCAATCGTGTTGCCGAGAGAAATTGTTTCTGTTACAGAACTCAGTGTAGTCTTGACACCAGTATTGGTTCTGGTTCTGCCAGACTGTACCCAACCACCCCACTGAATCTGACCATTGTTCAGACCAGTTCTATTGGCGATGGTTTCAATTGCATCATAGAAACCAGAGAAGTCAAGTTGAACATCTGGCAACTGAGTAATGTCAGGAGTGTTATCCGCTGGTGGATCAAGAGTAACCTGACCACGCCAGTTGAACATCAATTCCTGTACTGGATTACGCAACTTCGATGCATAAGGTTGATCAATCAACGCAGTATGTGTATAAGACAGTGTTACAATATCACCAGTCTTAGTTACATTGCTAGAGGACAGAGAAACATCCTTAGTCAAAGAAATGTCACTGCGTTCAAAAGTTGGACGCAACATACCTTCGTTGACATCAATTGCCGCACGATAGTATGGATTTTGAGTGTCTACATTTACATGAGAACCCATGTCATCAACAAAGAAACCATTCTTGAAGCGATCAGCACCAGTCTCAGTGCTCAACAACTGCTTGTTCTTAGTTTGTGCTTCGAGAAGATTCAGTGTTGAATAGTATTCAAGACTTCTTACACGCTGTTCAACAGAACGCAGATCTTTCATCGTGTAACGACGATTGTTTTCCAGCGTCATCTTCACTGCATATTCTGGACGCTCATAAACCTTCGCAACATATGGAGAGAGCGATGGATATGGAGGAATGTCCAGCACACCAAGTGTCATTGCACCTGCAGTTTCAGATGGAGTCTGTGGACTCAGATCTGGAACACCCTTGATTACTGAGAATGCGCCACCCTTCGTGACCACAACACGATCCTTGCGAGGCAGATAGTACTGCAGATCGCACTGGAAGTTTTCATCTGGAGTCGGCATAAATGCGCCATCAGAATCAACATTGAAAGTTGTGCTTGCTGCTGGGTTTGTTGGGCATGTACCAACTGCACCCACTGCATTTGGTGTTACGCTATTGCTCTTGATCGGACGCATATCAATATGATCACGAAGATCAAATACACGATCAGAAGTCGGACTGCGGAACACAGGGATTTCCTGAGTTGTAATTGCCGTTGTGTTTGCAGTATTTGCATTATCTACTGGATAAGAATCAACAGAAAGATAACCGATACCTGAAGAACGATCACGACCAAAGTAATTGAACTTGACCATCAACCCACAGTTAGTGAGATCAAGCGAACTATCTTTCTTCTGTACGAGATAAGAGTTATCATACATCGCATCCTTCATACCTGAATCAAGTTCAAAGTGCGAAGTTACATCACTGTCAGAAGTTGTTACTGCGGTGTTGGTTCCCTTATAAACAGCAACCAACTTAAACGCATCGGCAACACCAAGTGGCCATGGACCAGACTTGCTTGCGCTATGCGAACCAGTATTGATATGAATAAACTTATCTTTGTTTACTGTCTTAGCAGTTTGTACCGCATCTGAACGAAGTCTATTGAAGTAGACTGTTGCAGCAAACGAAGAAGCAAGATTAGCAGTACCAAGATCAATAGAGTGCTGTGATGAGGTAGAAGTGATCGAACCGTTAGAGGTCAGATCAAAGATATAACCTGATGGGAATACAGTCTTATGTGCACCAGTCTGAGAACCACCGTATGTATTCGCAACCTTGATTGTCGTTGCGTTGGTGATTTCTGTGATTCGTTCTGGATTATTTGCACCGATGGCAATGAAGTCGCCAACACGATACTGAGTATCAAACGAAGTACCAGAACCAGTTACGGTGTTGCCGCTGGTTCCACTAATTGTACCAGTATGCGCTGCAGTTTCTACAGTCTCACGAGCAATTACAAGAATGTTGCGTCTTTCACTGGCAGACAATGTACCAGTTTCGTTCATAGTTTCTGTACCACCAGCGTGTGGTGTATTCGCAGTTACTGTAACCGTGCCAGTTGAAGGAATGGTTACATTCTTCTCAGCACGATATACAAACTGCGTATCAACAACATCATTAGCATCTTTAAGAGTCTTCAGTCCTTTTTGACCAACAGGGAATACCAAAGTATTCAGATTGGTTTCTTGCAACTTAGCAGAACCGTTCGTCAAAACGATATCTGCCATAGAGTTATAGGAACCATTGTCAATATGGAAAGAGCGAGCATCAGCGAAAGAATAACCGCTGTTCATATTTACATCAAAGATGTAGAGGCGCATCTTACCAGTTGCAGTACCCATTGTGCCAGAATCGTAACCAAAACCACGAATCTTACATGTACCGATTGCCGTACCTTGAGCAGACTGATTGCCAAGATTCTTACCAGTAATGCCTTGCTGCGCAGCGTTGTAGATGGTTACTTGTCCGAGATCAAAGAACTCAAATGTACCGACACATTCATTAACATAAACATAGTTGCCGACTGCCTGGCCAACCACAACCGCATTTTGACTATTATATGCAGTTGCCTTATCTACATCAAGGAATCTTGCTGCTTGAAGTTGAATCTTATCGCCAGACACATAACCAATGCCCTTTTCGATTTCAACAACCAACTTATCAGCATCGCCACCCTCAGATGCGGTGTAACGACCCAACGAATTGGTTTTCTTCAGATGCTCACGAACACGAAGATTGAATGGTTGTACAACAAAGTTGCCATTGGTATCATACAATCTTTCTGCTACAAACTTACCAATGTCTGAGTAGATTGTATCATCATTACGCTGAACAATAGAACCACCCTCAACAACCGCAATCGTGAAGTAAGAGGAAGTGTTTGCGAAACCATAGTCCTGAACAGTCAGAGTTGGATACAACTTCAAACGCTCTGCACCTGGAGCAGTATAGTTACTGGAACCAGTAGAGTTATCCAACAAAGAACTATCATCATTGGAATCGATCAGTGTTTCGGTTGTTGTAATACCAATATATGCATTTGGTGTTACACTATAACGACCAACGATAACACTCTGAGAAGGCATACGAATAAAGTTTCCCTTATGGTAAACAATACCATCAGAGATGTTCGCCTTCATGGACTTACCAGTAGCAGAAGCAGTGATTGTGTTCGCTGCAACAATAAATTCAGAGTTAGAAGAACGACGGAAGATCAGTGTTTCGTTATCACCGAATGCTTTTGTTGTGTTATTTGAACCAGAGTTGGTGTAGTGGCAATAGATTGTCAGATAATCTGGAGCCGCTGCTTCTGAACCAGTTACGGCAGAAACCAACTTACCAGTCATGCCTGTTGTTGCACCTGTGATGGTGCAGTTTGCAATTACGCCATTCTCATAAAAATCAGACAACAAAAGAACACGGTTGTTTGCATCCTTATCACGCAACTTGACATAGTTTGTTTGATCAGTAATCAGACCACCACCAGTTACGATGGTGCCATCAATCATCACTTCATTTGCGAAACGCTCAATCTGATTCTGCAGAATAGTCTGCATTTGAGTGAGTTCACGTGCCTGTACTGCGTAACCTGGACGGAACAGAATTCTATGGAAGTTCTTGTCCTCGCTAAAGTCATCGAAGTATGGACTTTGATTGAGATTCGTTTCGATTGCCATCTGCTATACCTTTAGAAATCTAGAATAATTTTTAAGTCTTCAATTTGATCTGGGTCACGTGTTACTGCCTGAACATTTTCTGTGTACAAGATTTCGCCAGAGTAAGTGTTCGCCTCTGGACCCTGCACCTCAAGAACATCAGCAATTTGCGTAGCACTCGTGCTTCTAAGAACAACATCGTTGACTTCGAACGCATTATAATTAGAATATGCATCAACATTATTTATGTAAACTGAATAGATGGATGCATCAGATTCTGTTTCATCTTCACGGGTGAAAACTACCGTTGCGTTTGCTGCACGAACAGCATTAACAAGAGAGTTGGTCGCCAAGTCAGCACCAAGATCAGTAACAAAACCCAAAGCACCTGCTTCTGCAAGTGTCTTGAAACGACTAGATGTGATCACATCATTGACTTCAAGTGCATTAATTGGAGTTGTACCATCCATCTGTTGATACTGTACAGTCAACTTCGTTGACAGTCTTAAATGCGTTGGTGAGTTGGATGTGTTTGCAACATACTCAGTTGAAACAAACTCATTATTTGAGTTGACTTTCAGAACAGGATCTTTCATAATCGAGATTGTTCTGAACTCAGTATTGGATGGAGTATAACCAGCACCAGTGCCAGAAACACCCATGTTATTATCCAACTGAACATTAATCATAATCTTATCTGCTGCCAACTGACGAATCATATCAGAACCATGACCACCAGTTGGTGAGATAATCACATTAGCAGTAGCACCAGAACCCTGCGTTGTATTTGCAGTGATCACAGTATGCGCTGTTGTGTAGTCAGATCCACCATTGATTACAATGATGTTTGATACTGAACCAATATCCGTATTTACAGTTGCATATGCCTTTGCGCCAGTACCATCACCAATAACCGTAACTGTTGGAGAAACGACCACACGTGAGTCTGTATTACAAGTCGTTGTAAATGCACTATTGACAGTAAGAGTACGAGTTGCGCCATCATAACCAATGATTCTGCGCAACTGACCAGCACCAGTACCAGAAAGAACATATACGCTCGAGCGAGTATAGTTGCCAGTGGTTGGAGACGCATTGGTTGTTGCTGCAGTAGAGAGGCGAATGGTAAATCTGCCTGCTTCTGTAACTGCACCATTCGCAACATACAAATAGTTTGATCCGCCAGTATTGACTTCAATAACTTCAATTGCACCGTTTACTGCTGCATTTTGAACAGCAAGTTGGCGAGTTGCTTCGATAGAAGTTTCGCCAGCAACACGATTGCGAACTGGCATATAAGAAGAAGTCAGAAACTTATTTGCATCACCCAAAGAAATGGTGAACATATACTTCCAAATATAACCATCAGAGGTTGTGAATGGAAGCGTAGAGAATCCAGTTGGTTTGATTGTAGATGTAGCATTTTTGTTATTGAACAAGCATGCATAAACATTATAATCATCTGTCATTACATACCAGTTTCTTGCATACATGTCTGTATCAGTATCACGATACATTGAATACACTGTTCCAGAAACCCAGTCGTATCGATCAGTTACATGACAAACATCATTTACAGTAACCTTCTTTGCACCGTATGCTTCACGATGTACCTGAAAACGCAAGTGTTGATCGTTATCTGGTGGAGCAGATGGATTTGGTTCATCTGTCCAATCTTCTGTACGACCAATTACAGCATAAAGAATTGTTGAGTTCTTTGTGCTTGCGCCATCTGACGCATTCATTGCCTGAACAAATGCCTTTGCATTGTTGATCGACAGTTCTTTGGTTGCGTATCTGTATGTGCTTGCCATTATGCTACCTGATAGTAAATGTTTGCGCTGGTGCTACCAGTTGTGTAGTAGATATTTGCGCTTGTCAAGTTTGTATTTGCCCATGCGATCTTCGTGTTCGCCAATGTATCGCTTGACACTATATTTAGCGGAATTGTATAGAAAGATCTCGGCGCATATTCAATAATAATAGAACCATTATTTGCAAAATGATTCGTAAACGAGGTGCCAGAACCAGTAATCGTGAACGAAGTGTTGCTGATGGCGATCGTACCATTTGCTTTGTTGCGACGCTTCGAACCTGCATCTACAGTCATATCAACAAATGCATTGGACTGCAGTCTATACTTACCGAACAGTTTCTGTCCTGCTGGGTGTACCAACTTCAATGCAACATCACGATAACGAGCAAGGGATACTGGTGAAAGAATTTCATATGAGTATTCTTGGAAGTAGTCACCATCCTGAATATAACCACGCAACGAAGAAATATGACTTCTTGAAGTTGCATAGTATCCTTCAGAGTTTGCTGCACCACGAAGATTGATAATACCAGATGCACCTGTTGCTAATGGACCAGTACCAATACCAAATTCAACTTCTTCGCCATCTCTATATGAGAAACCAGAGTCAACAATGTTGAATGCAACGATCGTTCCGTTTGCACCAACAGTAGGAGTAACCGTAGCATTTTCGCCAAGAATACCATTGTCTGTAACAAGAACAATCTGTGCGTTACCAGTATTGGTCAGCGTACGAGCGTCTGGTTCTGGATTGCCTGTTGTGTAAGAACCAAGATAGGTTTTGATTGTCACATATCCATTATTCGCAAATGTCAGACCAGTTACTGTTTCACCAACATCCTGCCAAACACGCACTGAAGTTTCATATGTGCCATTGCCATATTGTGAGACTGCAATCGGTTCACCATAAACAGAAGCACCAACAACATAACCAGAAGCACCAGAAGTTTCGATACGATCTGCAGAACTGAGTACTGTAAAGTTGGAGTTACCTGTTCCCCATTCAACATCATCGTTTTGCAAAGTCAGAACATATTCTCTAACTTTCAATCTGGAGATGTCAGTATCAATAACATCAACTGTTGGTGCGGTAATATAATCAGAACCACCAGAAACGCTTGAAAGTGAGCGAATCGAACCAACTGAAGCAGAAGCAAAGATCAGTGCATCTTCAAGCGCAGTATATACATTCTCAATTTCACTATTTGATGTTGTTGCTTTAGCAGTACCAACCACAGTGGATGTGTTGACAAGACGAATATTCTCTCCACTGGTATATGCCTTGAGTGGACCAGTATCAAACTGACTGGTCAGATTTGCAGTTGTGTTCGCAGTCACACGAACATAAGTATTTGCATCATTTGCTTCGACTACAAACTTAACAACACCATAAGCACCAGAACTCACACCAACCAATTCCTGTCCCTCAGAAATCGCTTGTGTGTTTGCAATGTTCAGTACATGATACCCTGCAGTATTGCCAGAGAATCCAGCAACATGACCAACGGTTGTGCCGCTTGGATCAGTAATGGTTACCATTTCGCCATCAGAGAAATTCTTATATCCGTTGATTGTAAGAACAACATTTGAACTGTTATAAGACTGAACCGTTGAGACAACAATGGCGTTTGCGCCAGAGGTAACGCCATAAAGACTGTCGCCAACTGTGATATTTGGATCTGATGTATTTGCTACAGACAACACCGCATTGATGTTGTCATAAAAATCAACATATGCAGGTGGAACCGTTTGTTCGATAAAACCGTATCTTGGACTGCCAATGATGTTATTGGCAAAGGTGTCCATTCTGAAATTGTTACCTTCCTTGTCTAATACAACTGCACTTAACAATGGACCAAAGGCATTGTAATCGCCAATACGATCCCAGTTTACATAGATTGGAATTGTATTGTGAATATCATCTGGTTCGATTTCAAATGATGCACCAGATCCACTAGAAACAGCACCAAAGGTAATTGTTGATCCTGGATTGGTCGTGGATGCACGATAACCAGAACCACCTTCTGTTACTGCAAACGATAGTGTACCACCAAGATCGATGGTTTCTTTTACAAGAACTCTGCCGAATTCGCCAACTTGACTTGAACTAAGTTGTACGATATCGCCTGGAACATAACCACCACCAGCAGCAGTAATTGTAATTGAGTTGATACCTGCTTGGATAATCGGAGCATGTCCAGTTACAGATGTATCTGTTTGCAAATGAATTCTTTCTTCATTAACAAACGTGCCAACGATTCTGGACAACAGAATCTGCATGACATCAAGACCACGAATCGTGCGGCGAACAACATCTTCTACAAGAGCAATTGCACCAGAGTCAGAACCTACAATCGTTTTCCCGATAAAGTCATAAGTGTTTTTATCGTAAGGTGTAACCAAATAGCGATCAATGCGCCAGTCGCCATCTGATACCTTAAGAATCTGTTCTGATGGAAGATTAAGATCAATGTCTTCGCCATAGATGGCACGGAACATCAACCTATAGGCAGCGAAAGTGCCACGAGATCTATTGAACTCGCCAATGTATTTTGCCATCAATCTCTTGTCGGCAATTACAGTGGTAGGAATAGATGGAAGAAGATCTGACTCGAAATACTTTAGATATTCTTCAGTCGTTGTAGAGATGTCACGATAGGATTCAAGATTACGAATCGCATCAGTCATCTGCCCTGTTTCTTCCATCCAAGCATAGTATGCCTCGATGAAAGCAAGGAAATTTTGCCCATCTTCTTTGTAGAAGTCTGGAAACTGGTTTTGAACCAGTTTTGAAATTTTCTCAGTAACTGCCATTAGGTGTACTCAGAGATTACATTAACAGTTGCGTCATTTGAATCCATAATTAGAATCTGCTCACGAGTAGGAACAACATCCAGATTCTGTGGAGTTACAGTCAGTTTCATTTGATCATCAACAAAAGAACTTGGAATGAAACCATCAAGAACCACTGTGCCTGTAGTATAGTCAATCGTTCCAGCAGTTGATTCCAAAACAACCTTCGCTCTATTTGAATCAAAACGATAGATTCTAACATTACCCAAACCATCATCATCAATGAACGAATTAAACCCTTCATAAGTGAACTGACTTGAAGAAAGAGTTCCTGTACGCAATTGATTATTGAAGTAGAAAGTAAGATTTTGAGAGATATCTAGTGTAGGAATAAATCTTCTTTGAATCTGAATTGATGCATCAGTGTTCAAAATATCACCAATGCTCAAATTATCTAGTGTGCGAACAAAACGAGAATATCTCAAACGATTGCCAAATCTTTCTAGATTGCTCGCAGAGAAAGAATCAATTGCAGTCAACACAGCACTTCTAATCGCAGTCGGAGAAGTTGTGGTTGATGTGGCATTGTAATACGCTTTGACCGTTGGAATGATATATGTGTATTCTGGATCAATAATCACAGGGTCAATACCCAATGGTGTACGAGTAGAGATACTTGCTTTGAGTTTTGCTTTGCGATTTTCTGTTGCAAAGTTTTCGCCAAAAGGTTTCACGCCGATGTAGACTTTACCATATACCGCAGGAGTTGCTTCTTCGCCACCAAATGCTACAACAGATTGAATGTCTGCATTCTCAGCAAGGATGATTCTTTCGTAATCGTTTTGAACTACGGCACGGTTTTGTGTTTGGTAATTTTTTGGAGCATTAAACTTGATTGAATCAATGGTTTCTGCTGCACGACCACCTGCAGATGCAGAGTTTGTTGTCAATGATGCGGCAGTATATGAAACACCAACACTCAGCGTGTCAATTGAGAAAGTTTCTGCACCATTTGTAGAATCACCATTACAAACCAGATAGTCAACGATTACGATGTTTCCGTTTTGGAGTGGTTTACCAAGTGCACCTGTACTGAACACAATCTCATACTTTCCATCTGCTGCTTCTTCAAGGAAGTACACAGGTGAGTTAGAGTAGATCTGATTGATGTTTGTAGCACGAGTGAATTCAGTTCTTGTTGTATCAACTGAAGACTCTTGCACACTTACCACAATGCTAGAAGTATCAACATTTGCATTCGGAATAATATAACGAACAGGGCTAGAGGTGCTGACCGTGAAACGATGCGTCAGTGGTTCGCCTTCTTTAATGTTGATATTTCGAGTGTAAGAACCACTGTTGTTGATTACAGTATATGCTTCTGGTGTAACATAAGTATATGTCACATCATCAATCGTAGTTGTGAACTTCGAGTTCTTTGGAATCGTAAACTGAGAAGTTCCAGATGTAACGCCACTAAATGACACAAATACATTTGCTGTTGCGCCAATCGCAGAAGTTGGAGTGTATCCCAATTCCTTAGCACGAGAAACAACAGACTCACGCTGCTGCGCAGTATCCAAGAACATCTCATTGGCGAGCATGTTCAGATAATATGCATTGTAGTGTGTGTTATAAGCGAGTACATCCAACAAGGTTGCCATAGCGGAACCTTCGAAGTTGAAGTCTGCGAATTGATCTTGTGTACTTAGATAAGATTTCAGATTCGTACGAATCTGTTCGAAGTCTAACTCAGTAACTTTAAGATAGGTGTTTGCCGTTGCCATCAGCGTACTCGCTCAAGTATTACATCCAGTACAACTGGATTTGGATCGTTCTTAATCATAAACGCAAGAGATGCAGTAAGTGCATTTAGATCAGGGTGGTCTTCAACCAACACCTCTAGAATCTCTGCTCTTGGTTCATAGTTTGTGATAACTTCTTTAATTGCATTCTCCATTGATTGCTTAATCGCTGGAGTGAACAATTCAAACAGATAATAACGAATAGAACATCCAATATCAGGTTTGAAAGGACGCTCATAAAAATCTGTGAGGATCAAAGACTTAACAGACTGCTTCACAGCCTCTCTGTTAGTCTTGCGTGTAACAGCACCAGTGATTGGATGCGGGATGAACGCAAGATTCAAATCGCTGAATACTTCTGATGCCATTTCTTATTTAACCCTCGTTTTTTGCGTTTTGTATTTCTGCTCTACGCTCTTTGCATAGTTTTGCGATCTCAGCAAGTGCCTTTCTCGCTCTTGTTCCTGCTGACTTATTGCCTTTATCAAACTTTTCGCTCTCAAAAGTATAAGTCTCAAATAAATTTACTAAAGAATCATGAATTTTCATAAAAAAGCCTTGACTTATCAATTCAAAATGGGTATAATCAGGATGTCCCCTTTAAGGTAAAGAAGCCAAAAGGAATTCCTGTTGTTCTATTTATACTTGTTAATTAACATTCATAACAACTTCTAGAATCATCGCTTCGATTTCGTTCCAATCACCACCAACTTCTGAAACCAACTTATTCGTTGCACCAGATTCATAGTCTGTATCCCACTTTGCCTGTCTCTTCGGTGGATTACCATAACTCCAAACAATTCTTTCTCTCACAACACCCTTTGTTCTATCGAATGTTATGACTGCAATGTTCCATGCTCCTGCAGGTCTAGATCCCACTGAGTCATTAGACCACTTATATGTTTCAGTTTTCTTCGTATTGTAAACACGCACTTTTGCATCAAACATTTTTTGATCAAAAGCAAAAAACATCGACTTCGTTTGCTTATGACGGAATTGTATTTGTTGCTTTGGTTTCCCTGCCAACCATTCGTCAGCATTATAAGTGATAACATTACCCTTGCTATTCGTGACTGTCTGAGTTCCTGTTAATTCTGAAACTTCTTCGATTTCCTTGACATCTTCCTTAGGAGTTTCAACAGGTTTAGATTCAGCAATTACTGCACCTTCTGGTTTTGGTTCTTCTTTCTTGACTTCTTGTATTTCTACAATATCACTAGATTTCTTTTCTTTGAGTGATGCTTCAGCTTCAGCAAATGTTTCTTTGATCCATTTAATCAAACCTTCTTCATTAGCATAAGTTGTTGCTTCACCCTTGTTGAAGTATCTTTCTTGCTTGGTGTAGGTCTTTGTAATATAATCCCAAATTCTTACTTTACGATCTTGCAGTGTTAGATTTTTAGGATCTTTATTGTTTTTCTTTTTATATGCTTCAACATAAATTTTGTATCTCTTTTCTGCTTCTTCACCATCAATCTTAGGTTCTTTCTTTTTATACCAAAATGGATTTTGTGAAGTGTCGAAACTTCCTTCGCCGCCCTTTTCCCAGATTAGATCCTTATATGCCCACCACCAAGCATCAAAGTGATATGATCCACTAAGGTCCAATCCTTTAAGGATTGTTTCAATAGACTTTCTAACCATGCCTTGTGTATAAAGGAATGCAGCACCAGCACCACCAGTTTGATTGTTCTTGGTGTTGTCTGTTGTTGGTGCTGGAACTGGTGGCGCAGGTGGTGCTTTTGGAACTTCTGGTTCCTTCGGCAAGTTGTCTGCAACCTTCACAATCGATGTAACACCAGTTTGTGGATCTGTTTGAAGAATGTCTTTCGTCTCAATATTCTCTACCGTATTACACAGAGTGTCTGGAGAGATCTTCGGCAGACCATCAGAACCAAAGAAGTTTGGAATGGCAGGTGCTTCACCTGTACGACAAGTCCAAACTCCGCTATTGTTTTCGCAATCTTCTTTAGTATAATAACCTGGAATAGAACACTCACAAATCTCTGCAATCTCTCCTGCCTTCGGAAAAGAAGGAATTGCACCATCCGCTGATGGGAATTTTAATCCACTCGATCCAAGATTACTAAATGCATCTTGAGCACCACCAACCAAGTTTGCAAATGTGTCAGAACCTTCAGAACCCGTGCTTACATATTCACCAAGATTATCATCCCATTCAAGACCAGTGTTCAATGCACTAGGTTGAGTTGCTGCCTTGCCGCTAAAGAAATCGGTGATAGAGGATACGCCACCAGAAATCTTTGAACCCCAATCACTAAATGCACCTGGACCACCACCAAGATTTCCAAGAGAACTGAGACCAGGAAGTCCAGATCCTAAGTCACCAGTCAGCGTAGTTTCTTCACAAACCCAAGAACCACCGCCATCAATACACTCTGATTCTGTTGCCGCAGTGAAGTTTGTTCCACCAACACAACGACAAGATAACACAGCGTCTCCTGCCTTTGGTAATGAAGGCATGCTGAAGTTTTTAAAGAAGTCGCCAAGTGCTGGAGATGCAGCAGCAACTTTATCGTTTAGATCTGGAACAACGTCTCCGAATTTGTCTTTAATGCTTTGGACACCAGCAGCAAAATCGACTGGATCAGATTTGTCGTTGAGACTTAGCAGTTCTTGCTGGAGATTAAAGTTCTCAACAGTTTTACATACCCAAGTTCCACCACCCTCTTCACACTCTGATTGTGTTCCAGCAAGATAATTGGTTCCGCCTTGACATGTACAAACTTCTGCTGGTCCAGTGGCAGCAGTATTGAAGTTGGAAATCCCTTCATTCATTTTAGATTGAATAGACTCCATGCTGGTGAGACTGCTAAGATCACCAGTCATTAAACTTTTCAGGCTGCTTTTGCCCTCAGTTACCTGCTTAATATCTGCATCTTTAATTGTACAGATTGCCATTCTTATCCTCCAGCAAACACATTAGAACTGCCTGAAGCAGTGTGCCCACATGTGGCAGCATCACCTGCTCTACATACACCAATACCATTTACAAATACCGTGCTTGATCCTTCTGCCATCGTTGGTGATGCATGCGGAGGCAATCCATGCCCTGCAACAGCATCCCCAATACGAACTGCACCAGAACCATTGACGAATACATCGCTAGATCCGCCAACGAGCGTACCACCTGCAGAGTCAACATCTTTACGAGAAATTCCTGGCATATTAATTCAGATTGATTGTTGCGCCTGTTACTGTAACAGTGCCAGTTGTTGATTCAGTATGATTTCCACCAGTCGTTTCAGTTACATTACCAGTTACAGTTTCAGTAATGTTTCCTTGAACAATAATGTTCTGATTCGCTGGTGTTTGTATCTTCATATTGCCCTTGGATGTCACATAGTGTGCACCAAGATTGGTCAACTTATAATCACCAGTTGCGAAGAACTGCGTATTGCCGAATGTGGTCAATGCATAGTCTTCATTTACAGTGATTGTATAATCGTTCTTAACATTAAGAATCTTTTCGCCACTTACAACATTCTCTACACAATTTCCGTTCACCAATGTCAGATAGTCATTGTCTTTTACATTGCATGCTCTTGATTTACCAACTTCGGTTTCTTGATTATGTGCAACTTTCGTTTGATGGGACTTTTGGAAGTCCATAGACATTTCACCTTCTACCTGAAGATGATAGTTGCCCTTAATTAATTCACGCTTGTTGCCATCAATCGTAACATTGTAGTCGCCTTTGATATACACATTATTGTTCTTCAAAAGCAGTTCGTAATTGTCACCAATAACCTTTACAGTCTTTGTTCCATCAGCAATAATTTCTTCATATGTTCCTGCTGGATGATAGCGATGGTATCTTTCCATGCCATCTGTGTCATCAAACTCTTGTAAATGACCACCTTCCGTTTCATAGACATGATTGTGCGGATAGGATGAAATGTAATTGTCTGCTGCAGGCAATTCAGACCATGTATAAAGAGTATAATACGATGATGCTCTGTCAGGCGCAACAGAAGTAATTTTTGGCGGACGTGCGCAAGCATACTTAATTTCGTTGCCGCTATCATTAACACGTCTTGAGTTCTTATCAATTCTTGCAGGATGAATGTCGCATAAACCTTCACGCCCTGCTGGGTTCATATCACTTTCATTGATCCATTTTGGATAATCTCCGTATGGATCGTTGAATCCTGTACTCGTGTCTGCAAAATCAGTCGGAACGCCAGTGAGCGATCCAATAATGACTGGTTCTTGAGCACGCTCTCCATCCATGAAGAAACCAATGACCCAAGCACCCTCAACCAAACCAGTCGGTGAGTGTCCAATTCCAGAAACAGAGGCAGATTGAATACCATTGACAGTTAGTGCCCATGGCAATGATTCAGTTGGAATCTGAGACTTGTCAGCAGTGTGCCAACCAAATGCACGAACACGAACCCTGCCCATTTGGACAGGGTCGTTACGATCTTCAACGACTCCAACGAACCACGTGAAGTCACCTCTGCCGATAAAATTGCGCATTATTTACTTTTTACGACCAAATTTGCTTCTTATTGTTGTTTTCGTGGTGGAAACTTCTTCGACCACTTCTGCGGCATCGTCGGTTTCTTCATCTGGAATATACACATCTGGTTCTACAACCTCTTGTAAAAATTGTGCCTTTGCTGCTGCCTTCTTTCCGAGTTCAGCAAGCATTTTCTTTTCTCTATCAGATCCTGGCAATGGCATTTTAGTTCTCCTTAGATTATACCTGTGTCTTTTGCACATTCTAATATTGTGATGAAGTTGGAACCTGTTGTTCCACCACTCATTTTATGACGAATCTTAGTAATTATATATTTCCCACTCAAATATGTATCAATCTGACTGCCTTCCTTATCTCGCTCAGTGTTTGTTGTGAGAGGGAAAGTAAGATTGATGGTGTTTCCTACATTCAATTCTGCATCACCTGGAACAGCAACTTCCAAAATTGTATTGAAGATGATTGCACTGTATGCTTCTTTTTTCTGTAGAAAGTGATTAATTCTTTTTGGTAGGTGATTTTCAGCAGAGAATACCATGCACTGGCAGTCATGTCCGCTTCTATCTGTAATCATCGTAACAACTGGTTCGCCAACCGCACCACCTTGCATCTTTGCTTCTTGCAAAGTCTTAAAACTATTTGCACTCTTGTCATAGTCGTAGTATGATTCATACATTGTTTTCTTATGAACATCGAGATTCATCAAAACAGAACTGTACATTCCGCTTGCAAGATTCTCAAGAGTGTTGATTTGCTTCAACACATTATAAGAAATGATCTTAAAAGGATCATCAGTTTTTAATGCTTCTTCGCCATCCTTTGGCAAAACTCTTGGCGTGTTGGATATTTTGTAAATGTATGACTTTACTGGATCTGAGGTTACAAGGTTGGACAGATTTCTAAAATTAAATCCTTTCGCATCTTCATAGAAAAGATAGAATGGAATGTGATCGTCAGAATCTGCTTCCTTTCCCAAAAAATCTATCGTGTCATCAACAGACAAGTTTGGAATAATTAATTTCTGCGCACCAATTGTTTCATCATATACATTGGTTTTCTGAATCGTGTATTTTATAGTGTCTTTGACTGATGCGTGTAATTGTTTCGCATTTTTGTTGTAGATGAATTCATCAACAATGTTATTCACCATCTTAGAAATTGTTGATCCAGAACTTCCACCATATGCTCTGGAAATCTTTACTGGCGCAGAAATGAATGCTTCAACACTAACCCCAGACAAGTTATAGATCTCTTGGTTCTCATTTGATCTTTGACGACTAGACAATTCATACAAACGAAACATATGATTGTTGAATGTCATTGCAGTATCAGATTCGCCTTCAACACCTCTGTTTCTATAAGAGATAACAAGAATTTCATTACCATTGAATCCACCAGAATACTTGTTTTCTTTATCCGCTGGAATGTAATTCATCAAAGAGATAGAATCGACAAGAACAATGTCACACTGAAGATAATGTTCAAACAAATTTTGATAGATGTTTATCTCAGCGATCATGGTTGAGACATCAATAACCTGCCCAGCTGTTGTGAGCAAGATCGCATTTTTGAATTCAATATCGCCAGGCTGGCGATAACCTTTAGAGAATTCCGCCATTACAATCCATTCCTAAGAATATCTTCTACCTCATCTCTAATTTGCGGGAGATATTTTTTGTCAAGCAATTTAATCTTTCTTCTCTTTTCGTTCTGTTCTTCTTCCCAATCATATTTGTAGATTGTTCTACGAGCAGTTGGAGAAGTTGATGCGTATGCTGTTGCATCAATTACCAAATAACGCTCTGGAAGAATTGTTCCATCATAAAGTGTTTGCTGTTCAGCAACAATTTTGCGGTATTCATGTACAGTTGATTGTGCAGTTTGAATGCTACCATACTTGCCTTTGAGATAATCTTCAAAATCTCTACCAAATAATGGCCATTCGAAGACAGGATCTACAATATCGTTGTAGTGCAAAACCAACCAAGCATAGGCAGAACTTCCATAATACTTGTTTGCGATGGTATCTGGACGATCACCTGCCTGAATGTCATATGAATAATACACATTCAGATTATCCTTTACAGATGAGCGAACCTTAAACCGACGCATGATATTCGTCAGTTGCACCTTTTGCCCAACATTGGTTAGATCATGTTGAGTCTTTGGGAAATATGAGAAGTAATTAGACATTATCCGCAACTATCCTCTGATGGTTCTGCTTCTGCTGTTGTATCGTCGACGGTAAGACCTTCTGGGAAATTTTCTCTCGTCAAAATCTTCGTTTCAACGAATGTCATAGCGATTTCAACAATAACTGGTGCTTGATTGCCTTCACCTGGACGCTCAAAGAATGCAGGAGTGTTTTCACCAGCATAGTTCACCTGAAGATCTTTAAGAACACAATCATTGATCTTAAACAAATATGGTGCAATGGTAGGAGAAAATCTAAGTTTGAATTCAGCAGGATAATCAAACGCCAATTGACTTCCTTTTAGATAACCAGGATGCATGTGATATTTTAATGCATTGATCAACTGTTTGATTACATCTGATTCTTGTTTGTTACGAGCAATCAAACGATAATTGAATGAGAAACTGCGCATGTTGACGCCACGGAAAAGAGTGGCGAGGTGTGGATTGATTGCGACACCAGCAGCAAGACCAGCACCTGCTAATACATTTTCCGCACCACCAGCAACAGCACCGAGCAGTGCGCCTGCGCCGCCACCCATCTTAGCACCAATTGCTGTGGCAAGACCAACGCCAGCAGTAGCAGCAAGAAGTCCACCAAGATCGTTTGCGTCTTTTTTGGCATTAGGCGATGCGGTTGCTCCTTTATCTAAACCAACAGCATTTGCAGCAGTTTGAACAAATCCACCACCTATATCAAGCAATCCTTCAACCGCACCCATAACATCTTGCCCACCAAGACGACCAGCTGCAGCAGCACCTGCCATTTTTAGTTCTTGTGTTTCCCAATTTGCACCATAAGAAACCTGCAAATTTGATGGAACGGGAAGAACGATTGTACGCAAAGTTTTGCCATATTCGTTTTTGCCAGCAGAGAGTCGTTTTCTTTCAACGATCTCATAGAGCATATAATGATCATTGTCAAGATCAAGTGGGAATACAATCGGAGAAGCAACTGAAGACTTGTACAGTTCTCGCAACTCACCCTTCACTGAAGTTGAGTTCATTTTCTTCTTCAACAATTGATTGAAGTTTGCGGAAATGGATGGACCATTAGCACCAAAAGAGATACCAATGTTCCCAGCACCACTAATACCAAATGGATCTTTAATCAGATTTGATGCTAGTCCGCCGCCAAAAAATTCTCCGAGTCCCATGCGATCCCCTATATAAAGATGGATTGTTTGAACTATTTATAACGAGTTGCTATGAAGTTTTACCAAGGAAGATTTCAACCAAAGTTTCCAGAAAAATACAAGGGTGACCCGACCAATATCATCTATCGTTCGAGTTGGGAACTCAACTGCATGGCATACTTCGATAAGACTCCAGAGATCGTTTGGTGGGCAAGTGAGGAGTTTGCTATTCCTTATGTCTCTCCCATCGATGGCAAAAGACATCGATACTTTCCTGATTTTATTGTAAAAACGAGCAGCGGTGATGTTGTTGTATTTGAAGTCAAACCAGCAGCACAGTCTAAACCACCTGAAAAGAAATCACGTGTCACCAAGAAATACATCAACGAAGTCAAGACATGGGGCATCAATCAAGCAAAGTGGAATGCTGCTGCTGAGTTTTGTGCTGATCGTAATTGGAAATTTCAAGTCATAACAGAGGAACATCTCTTCGGCAAAAAGAATAAATAGGGAATATGGCAAGTGTATTTGACGATATTCTCTTAAAAGGTGTTCGCTCAGGGCAAATCCCTGCACGCACTCGTGCAGCACGTGATTGGTTCCGTGGCGTTGCTTCTGGGACATCCAAAAGCAGAGCAAATCCAGATAAGATCATTTCAGAATACAAAGAAACCGCAGGACGCCCAACCATTGGGAAAATGTATCACTTCTTCTATGATCCAAAGGGAAAGTCTACTCTCCCATACTATGATCGCTTTCCACTAATCTTTATGGTTGGTCCAGCATCAGGTGGATTCTATGGGATCAACTTACACTATTTGCCACCAAGACTTCGTGCTAAGTTGATGGATAGTTTATATACAATCACAACGAATAAAAAATATAATGAAACAACTCAACTTGCGTTATCATATGATGTATTGAAGGGTGCAAGTAAGTTCAAGTATTTTAAACCAACTTTCAAGCATTATTTGACTGGGCATGTAAAGTCAAGATATATTGAAATTCAACCAACAGACTGGGACATTGCCTTGATGTTGCCAACGCAGCGTTTTGAGAAGGCATCTGCTAACAAAGTTTGGGGTATCTCAGGGAGTATGATCTAAATGGCATCGTTTCTAAGCAAAGTAGCAAAAGATGTTGCTGGTTCCGTAGTAAGCGGAGCAATTAACAAAGTATTGGGTGGCGTTTCAACTCCACAAAGCACTGGACTCAGTGTACAGAATATTCTATCCACTATTAATAAATCTGGCGTTGCCAAATCATCTCACTTTGAAGTTCAAGTTATTGGTCCAAAAGGACCACTAACGAATAAACTGGACACCAACTACGAGCGTGAGATGATCTATCGTGCAGATTCTTGCGAACTTCCTGGTCGTACCATTCAAACAACAGACTATAAGTTTAGCAACTATGGTCCAATGAGCAAACTTGCATATGGTCAACAGTATGGAGATAGCAGCATAAGTTTTATCATGAGCGAAGATCTGCGAGAAAAAGAATACTTTGAACTGTGGCAAGATAGCATGGTCAATACAGGTGCATTTGAAGTTGGTGGTGGGCAACCAAATCGTTCTACCTCGAAGTTCAATGCGAGATATTTTGATAACTATGCAGGAACAGTTATCATAAGACAATATGCCACTGCTGGCGACTTGCGCTCTATTCATACACTAAAAGAATGCTATCCGATTATCATCAATCCAATCTCAATGACATGGGGAGAGGATAATCTTGTAAGAATGTCCGTGACATTTGCGTTCAGATATTACACTGCAGTATTCAATAAGCAAGATCAAGCAGGAATGGGTTATGGTTTCAGTTTGAAACTTGGCAAGGGTGGATTGCAAGGTTCTTTGCGTTTGCCTGGAATTGGTACTATCGCTGGTGGCGGTGGTTTTGGAACACAAGCAAATTTGGATCCACTTAAGAAAAGGATTGTTTCTGCGATATTATAAAATGATTGGAGATTATTATGGCGTTACCATCGTTAGCGATTCCTGAATTTAGAGCAAATTTACCATCAACTGGGAAAGAAGTTAGATTTAGACCTTTCCTTGTAAAAGAAGAAAAGATTCTTTTGATGGCACTTGAAGGCGGAGACGAAAAAGAAATTATTAATGCAATTCTGAATGTTTTGCAAAATTGCATTTTAGATGATCTTGATGTCAGAAAGATGCCATCATTTGATGTTGAATATTTGTACATGCATTTGCGTGCTAAGTCTGTTAATGAAATTATCTCAATGAGACTTGGTCATAGAAACAGCGAATGTTTGCACAAAACAGATGTAGAGATTCCGATCAATGATATTAAGGTTATTGGTAAAATCTCAAATGGTGTTGTTAAGTTGACAGACACTGTTGGGATTAAATTCAAATATCCTGGAATCGAAGATCTCAATGTAATCGGTGATGCAAAAACGGAAAACATTTTTGAGTTGATCTATCGTTGTGTTGAAAGTGTGTATGATGAAAATGATGTTTACACAGAGTTTGATAGAGAAGAACTAGAAGAATGGTTGGAACAACTCAACAAAGAACAGTTTGAAAAAATTGGGGGATTCTTTTCAGAGATACCAAAGTTATCATATATTGTTAATTGGACTTGCCCAGCATGTGGTGAGTCTGATTCTGCAAAGGTGGAGGGTTTGGCAAGTTTTTTTATCTAAGCATGATACATGATTCGCTGGCAAATATGTATCAGATGAACTTTGCCCTAATGCATCACCATAAATATTCTTTGACTGAATTGGAGAATATGATACCTTGGGAGCGAGACATTTATGTTGCGCAGCTGCGCCAATATCTGGAAGAACAAGAAGAACGACTAAAACAGAGACGATAAATGGCAACAGTAAAACAAAAAACAAAACAAAAGACTTTGCCGACAGTCAATAAAGGTGTCGAAAAGGCTCAGTTGCAAGCAGCTTCTATGCAGGCGCAAGCAACAGAGAAAGCAGCACAGGCATCAATCGAAGCAACCAGTAGACTTGGTGCAAGACTTGGTGGTGGACTAGCAAATATCTCTGGTGGTATTCGTGAACTTCGTAAGAGCATTGACACCCAAACTGTATATTTGGAGAACATGTGGGATCTTCAAGCAACCAAGTTTGAGTGGGAAAAACTGCAAGGACTATACCAAGAAGAAAGGGATAGAGAACTTGCACGAGCAGTCGGGAGCAGCGAGACATTAGGTGATCAACCTGGAGAGGGGTTTGGTAAGACTCCACAATCACAAGCTCCTGGATGGTTGTCTGGTTTACTCTCTAGTCTTGGGTTGGGTGCACTTGCTCCAACAATTGCCAATCTTGCCAAAGTAACTGGATCTTTGGGTCTTGCAGTTGCACCTCTTTTAGCAATGAAGAAGGTTGCTGACTGGGCAGAAGAAACAGAAACAACTCGCACCGATAAAACAACTGGCAGATTGACTGGCGAAGGTGGGGTTGAGAATCCGCTTACTGATATTGCCAATATTGGAATGAGCATTGGTGGCGTTGGGTTGAAAGAAGATCAAATTGATCCTACGGTTGCAACTGCGGAAGCAATGGCTCGTAGAATGAAAGATGCTGAAGAACGAGTACAAAAGTCTAGAGCAAGATTAGATGATCTCGCCGAACGAATTGCTGAGGCACGTGAAGAAGGAGACCAGCAGCGTTTAGAAGTCCTTGAGGGTCAAATGCGAAATGAGATGCAGAATCTCAAGGATGTAACTGCTAAGAGAGAAGAATTCCAAAAGCAGGCGCAAGAACAAATTGGCGAAGGCAAAAGAATCAGTGAAGAAGAATGGAAGCAAGCAACTGAAGATGTAATCAGTGTCTTTGATGGTCTTGGTCCTGGACAAATCGCCGTTGCTGCTGACGATCTTAGAATCAAAACTGAAAAAGAACTTGATGCAGTTCGACAGGAAAATGAAGATCTAATCAATAAGGCAGGTGCTGCGCTCTCAGGTTCTGATGTTCAATGGGAAATGGATAAGAAAGCCCAAGAACGGAAGGATGCTTTGCAAGCAGAAAGAAAAGCAGCACAAGCAATGCCAGAAGGAGCAGAAAAAGAAGCAGCTCTTAGAAAGGCAGGTGTCTATACAGATCAAAAGGGGAGAGAAGATTGGGAAGCATTATCTGAAGAGGATAAACTAAAACGCTTCAAGGGAATGGAAGCGACGCTTGAAAGAACCAAAGAACTGTATTCAAAAGATGGTCTTTCTGAGCAGGAACAAAAACAACTGGATGCAATGAAGCAAAACATGTTCAAGGACTACATGCTTGAATGGCAGAAGTCTTTGAGTGAAGGTGTCAAAGTTGAAGAAATTAAACCAGAAGATGCTGTTCAACCTTTTGTTCCTGGACAGATCTCACCAGCACCAAGTGCTTCTGGTGAGGGTGTTGGTGCAAAGGTAAATGCTCAGTCTAAAGAAGTTTCACAGGCGAACATTTCTGCTCCAACGAATAATATCGCTGCACCTGTTACCAACAATAATGTTAACAACACAACCAATGTGAATAACACCACAGTTGTTCCGCCAAGTGCAACTCGCAGCAGATCAGCCGGAATGGGTGGAATGGGTAGAAAACCAACTGCTTTCGAACAAAGATACTGGTAAGTGCGGATAAAAAAAGGGGAGACCGAAGTCTCCCCAAAAAACACTCACATCAGAAAGGCATCAATCTTCTTCTGCGAGCTTTTCAAAGAACGATAGATTATCATCGTCATCATCATCGAAGGAAACTTCATCGCTTACCTTTGGTGCTGGAGCAGACTTCATCTCAGGTGCCTTAGCAACAGGTGCTGGTTCATAATCTTCTGCCTTAGTCGCAGGAGCATTCAAACCCAGTACACGATCCAACTTCGCCTTCAGTTCCTCATAAGACTTGAAGTGCTTACGATCAAGGAAATCTGCAAGACTGTACATTGAATTGTACACCTTTTCAAGTTCGTCATCATCACCAGCAAGCAGAGGAGATGCAGAATCAAACTCTGACTTATCATAGTTACGATAACCTTCTACATTACGAATCTTCAACTTGAAGTCAGCACCA